GGCGTACTAAACTACAATAAGTAGTATTACATGCTATGGTACAAGTAGTATCTAAAAGTTTTTATTAAAAAATGCTGTTTTCGTACAGTTGCAAACGTGAAGTAGCTTAGTTATCTTTCAGTTCTTCAAAAGAATCTGAATCGCTGTCTGCTCCAGCTACCCTCTTATTTTCTTTCTTTTTAAGAGCATCAGGGTAGTTGTAAACAAGAATAGGAGTTCCTTCATAAACTCCACAGTGGAAATCATCGCCGACACAGCGGTACACAACAAGTGAAGACTGAGTATTCAAATTATCAGTCATAAGAATGGTCATCCCATTCACATTGAAGTTTGGATAAGTAATAGCAGTTTTAGTGCCATTCAACCACCAAGTGCCATATCCTTGATTATAGTTGTAACGACTATAATGGGGTATCTTCACCTCCAAGGATGCTTTGTCATTGAAATTTTGGACTACACTTCCTCCTCTTCCAGCCCAGTTAAACTGTTGATAGTTGCAAAAACCTCCGCTATCAGCGTTTGGATCTTCCGGGTCTCTTCTTGTGAGGAAACCAATCATTTGTAATTGATTAGTAAACTTGGTATAACTCTGATTCAAAGTGTCTTGGAAAACACGAAGTACTACAGAGCCTGCATTACGTTGAGCATATGCATTTATCCAATTGAAAGTGTTGGTGGAATAAATCAGACTGTTATTTTCGTAAAATGGGTCCAAAGTAGTCCAGTTATTTGTATTTCCCATTGTTAGGGATGCCAGATATTCTGTTCTATGTAATAAAGTCCTATGATCCATGACTTTTTCACCGGCATACAAATGTTTTACAGTTCTTTGTGTGGCATTAGCCAAAGCAGGAAATTTTTGTTTAAAAATATCTTCTATCCAAAGTGATTCACCTTCATTTCCTGCTTGTTGCACTATATCACCTGTAGGTGAGGTAAGATTTTGAACAATACTCATGGTCCAGCCATTAGAAGGGACAACCCTTTCAAAAGGCTCATAATATTGAATATCATCATCTGTAGCACACCATATGTTATAGTAAACTGTAGAGCTTGTTGTTGTTGTGTTAATTACTGGAGGATTAATCAGTACGCAGTACACAATACCTGCAGCACCATATTGATCTTTTGTGAAAGGATCTTCACAATTCAACAATCCTGTTTGTGAGAGAAAAGGCATTGACAATTTAACTGTCATGTCTCCCGTGGCTTCAAAAATTTCTGAAATAATATCTCCTCCTCCATAAGGGATATCCGTAGCCAAAGTTGATGCATCTGGCGAAAACACAAACATTACTCGATAGTTCGTAAAGGCCGAACTGTAGAATTTGAACAAATATTTCATTGTTCCTTCCCAACTCGAGTACATCCATGCTTGATGCATACAAGGGGTAGGGAATACTATGAATCTTCCGTTGGTAGTATCGTCAAGTGTATAAGCCGTCATAGGCGTTACATAACACGAAAACAAAACTACTCCAACTGCTGATGTTCCATTAAAAGATCCACTCGAGAAGTACCCTGGCTTCATCGATATTGTGATGGCATTCATTTCATCCTGCGTACGTCCAAAACGTTCGGGACTAGTTGCTGTTTTATTATCTGGAAGAAAAGAAAGATCTTCTACCATTTCTAATCCAGCTCCATTAGCCATCATATTAGTTGTTCTTCCTAAAGTGAACATAGGTGCCTGTAAGGACATTGGCTTATTATAGCCAAATTTTGCTATCATATTGCCAATAGCTGCTCCCATAATTCCTGCTGCTTTCACTCCAAGAGAATAAGGTCCTGCTAAGGAAGTTGTTCCTGTAGCAATTGCTAGGCCTGCTGCGCCCATAATCAATCCACTAATAGTGTGTGATTTACTCTTTGCAATCGCTTCCTTATCTACAGGGGCGTCATGTGATGACTTCATTTGACCTTTGAAAACCAGTGGTTTAAAGATTCTTGCTTTCCTTTCAAAGGATTCTGCTCCAGGTGTTTGTCCTGCACACTCTACATCAATCAATCTTGCGAAAACATTGATGGTAAGGGATGGTGGGGAGGTTGCTCCTACACATCCAAGTGGGTTAAGACACCAAATCTGACAAAATCCAGTTAAAGAGTCATCTACTCCTACACATTCATAAACGTATAGCCAATCAGTTGGGGCATCGTATTTTTGTACATGCTGAACGATTTGTGAGTTATTTGCAGAAATAACTGCATGCTTGAAAGTCATGGCCGTCACCATGTTACTAGTCTTACAGCTGTTAGTTCCATTTCTGTTGGGTAGGGCGCCTCCTACTACAACAACTATTGATCCAAAGTGTGAGATTGTTCCTTTAATTCTCACAGCTATTTCCCATCCAGCTCTCATATAATGAAAATTTGAAGCTTTGTTAGACAAGTTGCTTGATGTTTGAAACAAGCAAAAGGGGAAATTCAAATCTCCAATCAACGCCTGTGATGCTTGGTTGCTCCAGGTATAACTGGCAACCAAATACTGTCTTTCAAGTATAGCCTTTGGCGTATCATTGATTTGATATGGATTAGCACTTCTTGTCCAATTTGGAGTGACACCATCTTGTGAACTTTCCACAACAGCTGACAAATCAGCCATAGTAGTAATTCCTTTGGTTTCTACATTGGGTGTCTCTTCTCCAGTAACTACAGGTTCTTTAGATCTTTCCTCCATTTGTCCTTGAAAAACGTTATTCCCAAACGCTCTAACAATTTCTTCTGTAGTTTTTCCATCCCATCTAGTCGATTTACCTATTTTAACAGTAACTCCGCTTTTCTTCAAGTGTTTATAGACTCCTTCATGATCTCTTGAATCTATCCAAAGACGTGTAAAAGAATCATATTTCCATGCTTCCTTAACACTCTCCCACCTTGCTGGTTTGAGATAACTCATTGCTTGAAGAGTACTTTCCGAAGGCCAAGTACCTTTAGTTGCGATTGCTGAAAATAAAGGAAAATCATCCTCATATTTATTATTTACTGAGGCTGGACTAAAGTATCCGGATGTATTTTCATGTCCGTTAATACTCCATTGGGGTTCCTCTCCTGGTCTAGATCTCAAGTCAACTCTTGGGTTTCTCTTAAGGTACTCGTACATCTCAGTATCTATACTGGTAGGGTCGAATACTCCTTCCGTATCCCAATCAATAACTTCCATCTTTCCTCTAATTTCCGGTGGTACATATGCTTTATGTTGCTTCCACCTTCTATGCAAGATCAACTCCATCATGAAAGCTTCTTCAATAGGTATGCCGATTTTTGTGCATAACCAATGAATTGAATATGTGTTATTGTCTCTCTGCTCAAATATGTTAAAAGCCGGGATTCCATCACGCTGAGTGAATTCTCCTTTTATCGGCCTTGTCCAGTATTCAGGCATCCATCCCATAAGCAACGACAATCTATGATGTTTCTTCATTATAGTCCAAGAATTGTCATCGTCATAAAGTTCCGTAGCATAGTCTTCCCATGTAACATCAATGTTTCCAGCATTATGTACTTGATACCAATCTCTATATCTTTTAATATATCTAACCATCCGGTATCCTGTCTGTTGAAAGAAATCAGAAATCTCTCTAAAATATAATGAAATCATATTTGATGAATGCACTAAAGAGTAGTGTGATCGGCTAAGTAACCTGATTTTCAATTTAGTCTCATAGTCGCTAAATTTGACCAAGTCCATCCAAAAACCCATCGGCAAAATGTTGGGTCTCCAAGAAATACCATTGTTTCTAATAAACAAACCTGCATCTCCTGAAAAATATTGCTCCAATGTTAACATTTCTGTTTCACAAAATTCTCTAGTATTCATCAAAGTTGAGGCTAAACCCCAAGTTCTGCCAAATTCTTCTTTCTTTATTTGGCCCATGACTTCCCAATATCTATTCAAGGATTGTAAAGTTAATTTTTCAAAACTATTCCAAAATGAACGTAATGATACGTTTCCAGATCGAAATTCGTCATCTGTGAAAGGTCTATCTGGTGTAGAGGTCATACGACTAGCAAAAGTCTGTACATTCTCATCAACTCTAAGAGCCTGTTGTCCTTCAAAAACCTCGCGATACATAACCGCGTTTGCTTCACTTACTTTCTTCACAAATCCTTTTCCCCAATACTCAAATATCATATCATCCCACAACATATGTATTGGTTTTATACCTGCATAGATCAACTCAGCGTTGATAGCATTCCACATAGGTATTGCCCTTTTCCATCCGTAATGCGCATATTCACGCATCACAGTTTCAGCGTTATCCCTAGTCGCTTGTCTGACGTCAATAGTGTTCTTCACCCAATTCAAAATTTCTAACATTTGTTCTTCAAAGTAGAAAGGTGCTGTAACTATTCCTTTAATAGCTGTTGTATCAAAGGCTCTCTGCTCAAAAATGACATCTTCCCAAACCACGTGGTGATAAGGTTTCTCCTCTTTACCCTTAAAGGGTGAGGTCCATTTACGATAAAATACTCTTGCTTCTCTTTGTAAATGGGAAAATCCGTACCACTCTGAAATATCGTTTACTGTATTAACGAAATCATCTCCAGCAAAAATATTGCGAATGTATTCTCGGTAATTTTCTGGTTGGAAGTATGTAAAATCTCTAGTCAATTCTCGAATTCTTTGAAATTTCAAAGACAAATTCAAGAAAACGCCTTCCTCGGCTTGCCATTGCTGCTCTCGATCTGGTAAGTACCATCTCAAGGCTTCCTCTACATCTCCTTTAGCCAACGCAGTACTAATACGCCTAGCGCATTTAGTAATACAGTACAATTGTTCAATCTTATTTATAACACAATTCCTCAAAAATGTGTCTAAACCTCCACTTGGTACAATTGGTCCTACTTTACACAGGTCCTTATAAAAAAGAACATATAAATCCATCATATCTTCTAACATTGCTCTTTTGACTATTTGTCTAGCTTTGAATCTATCGTCTTTCGGAATTCTGTGCACTTCTCGGGATCTTTCATGCCATTTTTCTACGACATTAATGTACGCCTCTCCAAAGGTTCTGTACAATGAAAAGTCCCATCCACTAGCATCTCCGTGAAAAGGATATACGGTTCCAGGTAATGACTTAAGTTCATCAAGATAAATTCCCCACTCCATTGAATGAGGATTCAGACCCACACAAAACCCTGTTTGGTGTCTGGAATGTCCAGCATTCTCCATCATTGAACTAAGCTCCATTTTCATAAGAACTAATTGAGGAAAAGGTAAGGCAATAAATATCCTTGTCTCACCATTTTTGACCTTAAGCAAACTCAGTCTCTCAGACTTTAAGTTTGCTACTCCAATTACAAGTCCTTTTTGTCCTCGCACATACTTTTGTCGTAAATCTTCGACTTCATCAATAAGTCGTTGAGTCGGATAAAGAAGTCCATCTTCTCCACGGGTAAGGTAAATACCTAATCTCTCCGTAGCCTCTGAGTCTCCTGTCCATCCAACAGCTGTATTAGCTTTTACAGGTGGTGAATACATCCAGTGTACAACACCTTGGATTGCTTCTACTATTGTCAATTCTCTTTCAGCTATTTTAAAACCAATTTCATCTGCGACAATATTCTCAATTCTTTCCACGAGATCCCTGTCTACAAGGTTATCTCCTTTATGTTCTATTTTACACCGTTTATCAATTGCTTTTTGCATTGGGCTAATATATTCGCCCTCGTCTGTCATAAACGGACTGAGCATTGAAGGTGCTGTTATAGGTTGCATTAATGTATTCTGAATTAATGAAGGTCCTATTTCACCATTTTTCTGTAATCTATGCTCCATTGGTCTTGGTACAGTGCCAACAAACTGAATTTTATCTCCATGATATTTGAAGAAAGGTGGATTACCTATGAAACCATCCGCTGGTTTCCATTTCATTTGACCATCAAATTCACTCTTCATATTTCTAAAAAGTTGTGGAGCTTTTTCCATTACGCTCTCCCTGGTCAAGAGTCTACCAACTCCGCTTTCGCCTGATCCTCCATTATGAAATCCTAAGATTTTATATTTTACCCGTTGATTAACGAGCAAGAGGACTCCAGTGCAATCGCCGGGCTGATTAGTAACTGTATAAGTCACTCCGTTAGCTACAGCATAAGACTGTTTGCCTACGGTGACTAAAGCTTCTTTAAGTCGCCTTCCATCAGCTATCTCAGCGGTAATAGGATTGTTAAAATCAACATTCCTAGTAATCCGCAAGAGATGTGATAGATTACAATCACTTAACTCTTTCACTGGAATAATATGTTTTGCTATATTTTCCATTGGTTGAAAAGTAACAGGTAATTCAATCCACAATTCATCTTCATCTTCATAAAGATCTACTGATGTACAATCTTTCAGCATACATCTATATGATTCTCGCCCTGGAAATCTAACTTCTATCCAGACACTATCATCATCAATTAAATATTGAATCAAGTGGCCTGTAGAAAGTATAGTCCTGTCTCCAAAAGCTATGACATTTGCGTCATAGGTATGAACAAGTTTAAGGGATCCAAACTTAATTGTTCCCAAACTATGATTTCTCATTTTAGCGGCAATATCCAAAGATGTTTGGTCCATTTGTCCACCATAAAGTCTAGTTCTTCCTGGTCTCGGTTTGTGTGGTGTATTAATTTGAGGCCTTCTTCTTTGGGTCTCTTGTAATGTATTAATACTTTGGCCATCTACTGCTATAGGCTCCTCTACCTTGGATCCAGTCCAAAGTCTTGCGAAAAATCCAAATAAGGAAACAACACCAATAAAGGTAGCGATATATGTGATAGCACGAAGCCAACTATGTGATTTTTGTTGATCTTCTTTAAATTTAGCCTGTAGCATACTTACTGTATTATGTGCCACTTCCATTTCTTGATTAAAGGCTAAAGTCTGAGCATCTATCATTCCGTCAAGGGTTCTAATAGCTCTAGACAAGGTTGAATGCATTTCTGTATATTCTTCCCAAGTCACATAAGGTTTTAATCCTATTTGAGTTATCAAATGTCTATTGGCAGATCTCCACTCTGTAACGTTAACAGTTTTAGGAGGACGTATTTCATCCGTAACATCCTCTGATTCTTCTTTTCCATCCTCAGCATCATAATAAATTACTTTGCCATCAAAAGGGGGAAGTTGCTGTTTCGCTTGTGAATCTTCAATAATCTTTCTTCCTTGATCTTTCATATTCCATTTTGCCTCCATAGCTTCATACTGAGTATTTGCAATTTTCCTATGCATTTGTCCGACAAATCTTTTAATGTCGTACTGATTTTTCTGAAGCCAATCATTAATATCTTTTTGTGGTCTTTGTTTTGCTCTAAAAGTTTTCACGACGTTGTCCATTAATTCATCAAAATTCCATCGTATTTTTTGTTGTCC